AGGTCTCAAAATTGTAAAAATTATAAATAGAGAATAAAGATATGAGTGAAGAAGCAACAAAATTGTTTAACGCTTTGGTGTCTGATAATACAGACGGCGCTAAAGAAGCATTTGACCAAGCTATTACTAGCAAATTGGAAGATGCACTAGAAGTTCGTAAGGTTGGTCTTACAGGACAAATATTCAATAATCAAACAACCGGAACAGAAGAAGATGTTACTAATAACGGAACATAACGATTCAGGTATAGACTATTTAACAGAAGAAAAAGACGGAAAGAAACAACGCTTTATCGAAGGCGTGTTTATGCAATCCGAAGCCGAGAATCGTAATAAAAGAATTTATCCGAAAGAAGTACTGGCTGAAGCAGTCAAAAAGTACGCAACGGAGCAAGTTAGTAAGGGAAGAGCAGTTGGTGAATTAGACCACCCTCAAGGTCCTACTATTAACTTAGATAAAGTTTCACACAAAATTACTAAACTCAAATTTGAGGGTAATAATGTTGTTGGAAGAGCACTGATACTTGACACGCCAATGGGACAAATAGTGAAAGGACTTATGGACGGTGGTGTAAAGTTAGGTGTTTCTAGTCGTGGTATGGGAACTGTTGAAGAGCGAGATGGAAAGACATACGTTAAAGATGATTATATATTATCTACCGTTGACATTGTCCAAGACCCCTCTGCACCAAAGGCCTTTGTAAATGGCATTATGGAAGGTGTAGAATGGATATGGGAGAATGGTATCTTAAAACCTCAACAAATTGAAAAGTATGAGACTGAAATTGAGAAGACGCCCTCCTCGCGCATCACTGAAGCGCAGGAAAGAATTTTTCAAGATTTCCTCTCCAAACTATAAACATAAGGGTATAAAAGTTATGTCAGAAGATACAACTCAAATCGAAGACGTTCAAGAAGATACTCTTGTTGAAGAAACGGAGCAGGACACTGCTGAAGTTGTTGAAGAAACAGCTGAAGTATCTGCAGAAGATTCTATTAAGCAGGATAGTCTTTCTGAAACAGTCTTAAAAACTCTTCTTGGCGAAAGCGAAGAAGAAGAAGTTATCGAAGAAGCAAAACATGCTAAGAAAGATGACGAAGAAGAAGTCGACGAAGCAAAAGAAGAAGACGACGAAGACGAAGATAAAGAAGACGTTGACGAAGCCAAAGAAGAAGATGACGACGAAGATGAAGAAATCGACGAAGATTCTCACGATGGTGACGAAGACGAAGATGAAGAAGAAGCCCCTAAAACAAAAGCTGAAATCTTAAATCAAATGTATAAAGAAATGAAGGGTATGAAGAAATCACAACTTCATGCAGCCTATGGCAAACTTCATGCAATGTATATGACTAAGAAAGAAGAAGTTGATGGTGAAAAAGAAGGTGACGAAATCGCAACAACTGTGAAGAAGTCAGCTGATGCAGCCAAAAACATGAATAAGGGTGACTTGCTTCAAGCAGCATATAAAATGATGAAGTCACAGAAGAAGGCATCTCTACAAGCCCAATACGGGAAATTGAAAAAAGAGATGGCATCTGCTAAATCTATGGATGAATCATTTGACCTTGAATCAGAAGTTGATTTATTGGTACAAGCTGACGCTAATCTTAGTGAAGAGTTCAAGACAAAAGCTCAAGTAGTATTCGAAGCTGCTATTGCTAACAAAGTTTACGATATTCGTAGCCAGTTAGAAGAACAATATGCATCTGATTTACAAGAAGAGCTTGGACATGTTCGTACATCACTGATTGAAAAAATCGACAATTATCTAACATATGTGGTAGAAAATTGGGTGAACGAAAATGAAGATGTCGTTGATTCTCAACTTCGCTCAGAAATCACTGAAGGTTTCATCAAGGGATTACAAACTCTATTTACAGAGTCTTACATTGACGTACCAGAAGAGAAAAGAGACCTTGTCTCTGAACTCGATGAAAAGGTTAAGTTAATTGAAGGTTCTCTAGAACAAGCAGAGTCTGATAAAGAAGACCTTGAAGAAAAGCTAGAAGACTTACTTCGTGAAAAAATCATTCGTGAAAGCTCAGAAGATTTAACTTCTACACAAGTTGAAAAACTTAATCAGTTACTTGACGGAGCAGAATTTGTAAGTGAAGAATCTTTCACTGAAAAGGTTGCAACTGTTAAAGAAACATTCTTCTCTCAAGAAAAGGAAGAAGAAATTACAGAATCGACATCTACTGAAAAAGTAGAAGTCATTGTTGAGGGTCAAGGCGAAGAAAAGAAAGCTGCTCTATCACCTGATATGAGTGCTTATATCAAAGCCATGACTGCAATGGAAAAAAATAGTTCAATTATTAAACAATAACATTAAAGTAAAGGAAATTTAAAATGTTAAACGAAGACGCAAATATCAAGAAGTGGGGTGCCGTTCTCGACCACGAGAGTGCAGCTCCTATTCAAGATAATTATCGTCGAAGTGTAACTGCTAAGTTGCTTGAAAATACAGAGGTTGCTCAAAGACAGCAACTTTCTGAAAGTAACTTTGGTTCAGGTACATCTTCGAGTTCTACAGACTTGGGTGTAGTGGGTTCAGCTAATGGATTCGACCCAATTCTTATATCAATGGTTAGACGTGCAATGCCTAACCTTATTGCATATGATGTAGCGGGCGTTCAGCCAATGAGCGGACCAACTGGTCTTATCTTTGCACTTAAGGCTCACAAGTCATTACAAAATACATCAGTTGATACTGACTCACCTGAGTTACTTCACCCTGCTATTGGTTCTGATATCGATACTGCATTCTCTGCTAAGGGTAAATCAGCTCCAGCTTCTGACTCTCCATTTGACCTAGGTGGAAATGATGCGGGTACACAAGGTGACACAAACTATGCTCCTGCTACAGGTAATACACTAGGAGTTGGCGAAGGTGATGCATTCAATGCAGCTGGTATTTCTATCGAAAAGACATCTGTTACTGCTGTAACACGTGCTCTTAAGGCAGAATACTCAATGGAAATGGCTCAAGACCTTAAAGCAATTCATGGTCTTGATGCTGAATCTGAATTGGCTAACATCCTATCTGCAGAAATTCTTGCTGAAATCAACCGTGAGGTTATTCGTAAGATTGTAACAGCTGCAAAAATTGGTGTACAAAACCTAGGTAAAACTGGTCTTAAAGCATCAACTTTTAGCTTGACAGCAGACGCTGATGGTCGTTGGGCAGTTGAGAAGTTCAAGTCTCTTATCTTCCAATTAGAAGTTGAGGCTAATACAATTGCAAAGGAAACTCGTAGAGGTAAAGGTAATGTCATTATCTGTTCTTCTAATGTAGCTTCTGCTCTAGCAGCATCTGGTTCTCTAGATTATGCTAATGCAATTTCTGCTAACCTAAACGTTGATGATTCTGGTAACACATTCGCCGGAACACTTAACGGACGTATGAAGGTCTACATTGACCCATATGCAACTACAGATTATGCAGTTGTAGGTTATAAGGGAACTTCACCATTCGACGCAGGATTATTCTATTGCCCATACGTACCACTAACTATGGTTCGTGCAATTGATGAAACAACATTCCAGCCAAAAATGGCATTCAAGACTCGTTATGGTCTTGTAGCGAATCCATTCGCATCGTTAACATTGGACTCTAACCAATACTATCGTAAGTTTAGAGTTGAAGATATTAACGTAGGCGGAACTGGTTCCTAATCATTGAAGATTAACTAATCTTTAGACTGAGGGTTCTCGAAAGAGAGCCCTCTTTTTTTGTATAAATAAGAGATATGGCAACGAATAACTTAACTACGAATTTAAACCTATTAGCACCTACCGGTTTTAGATTGACAATCAATCGAGAAAAGTTTGCTAATACTGAATTCTTTGTAACTTCATTTTCTTTACCT